AAAAGCATTCGTTCCATCGAACGTCGTCGTCGCCGACGTCGCCGAGTTGATCGTGATCCCGGAACCGCCGGAGAGCCACGTCCAGGCATAGGTATAGCCCGGCGTGCCACCCGTTGCCGTGACGGTGACCGATCCCGAGGTGATCGTCTTCGGATCGGGCGGCGGCGGCCAGGCGTTCTTCGTGATGCTCGAGGGCGCCGCGCTCCCGGCGAGCGCCGAGGTCACCGATGAGGCCTGCGCGGCGAGGCCGGTCACCGTCGGGAGCGGTGTGCTCTTCTGATTGCCGCGGGTCAGGCGGATCCAGTAATAGCGGGTCGTCGTGTCGGATTTGCTCAGGAAATACCCGAGCGCGTAGCCCTCCCAGACCTTCGTCGCGCTGATGAAGGGCGTCGACGAGGTGTATTCGAAGAGCTCGATGAGCCCGAGCATCCGCCCGATCGTCGGCAACGACCAGCTGAAGAGGATGCCGTTCACCTGGCCGACCGCATCGAAGTCGCGCGGGGAGTCTTCGGATTCGCCCGGCGATTCGGTATTGGAACTCGCACCGTTCGTCGAGCCCGTCGGCTCCCAGTCCGAATACGGGCCGGCGGCGCTTCGCGCCCGGATCCAGTAGTAGCGCAGGCCACCGAGGGCGATCTGATGGAAGAAGCCAGAGCCCTGCACCTCCCCGACGAGCACGGCGTTCGTCCGGTTGTTGTCGAGGCTCGCCCAGACCTCGATCGCGAAGTAAGAACCAGATACGGGCGGCGACCAGGTGAGGGAGTTCCCGCCGTTCGTGCGGCTTGCGACAAGGTTCGTCGGCGCGTCGGGCAGCTCGGTCGTGAAGACATCCGTCGCGCTCGTACCGGTCACATAGTCGGCCGTCACCATATCGGCCCACACGCCAGAATCTTCTCGCTTCGCCGTGATCGTGACGCGGCCGGCTTCCGCGTTAAACTCGAACTGACGTTCGAGACACTTGAAGATGCGCTGGTTCCAGCCCCACCGCGTATGGGTGAGCGTGAAGTTCTCGTACTTCGCGATCTTTAGAAGATTCAACGCACCGACGAGCTTCACCGTGCGCATCATCCGGGACTTGCGCAGTTCGATTTCAGCAAGGCGCTGCGCTTGGTACTGCTCGGTCACGCCATCGAGCGTGATCTCGCGTGGCAATTGCTCGCCGCCGTCTTGTGTCTCGTAACCAGAGTCAGTGCGCAGCGGCGTCGTCTGCTCGATGTAACCCTTGCTGTCATCGATGAACGTAGCGGCTACGGCGTTGTAGCGGTCATCGTGCGTATCGGTGTCCTGCACCTCGATAGCGCCGTAGAGGTCATCCTGCGTCAGCGCGTGGATCGGTGCGTCATAGGCGCCCGCCCAGATGCGCCATTGCCCGTGCTCGGTCGTTGCGGCGCCCGCCATTGATGCGAGGATCTTCGTCAGGATGTCCCCGCGAGTCTCGCCGCAGCTCACTTCCACGTTGCAGGTGTAACGCTTGTTGCTGCCGCCAGAGGGCACGACGTTGCCGCCACTCAGCACTTGATCGCAGATCGTCGCGGCCGCAGCGAAGTACGAATCAACGATGCGCGCATCGGGTTCCTTGAGCCCGTACTTGATCATGCGCGTCGATTGATCGTTGACAACGCTGCCGCCCGTCAGGAACCAGCGCGCGTGAAGCGATGGATTACGCGAAAACACCCACGTCGATGGATTGGCCATCCGCTGGGTGCCGCTTCCGCCATTGGTCGAGTCCGCGCGCGGGTCATAAACGAGCGCACCGTCGACCAGGGAGGTCACGTTTTGCGGAGCCCCGCTATCGTAAACTTTATCGTCGCGCGACATCTTCACGACGATGTAGGCGCAGCCGCTTAGCTTGTGATTGCTCGTCCACTTCGTGGCGAAGGCCGTATCGACATTGGTATCGGCGGCTTGCGCGCCTGTGCCGAGGTGCTTGTAGATCGAGAGTTTGCCAGCGAATTTGCCAGCCGTGACGGCGCCACCGCCGGCCGCGCCGGCGTTGATATCAGCGTTCGACACGAACTCGTTCCCCATCCAGATGTTCGTGATCGCGCTCACCTGATGGCCGGCAACGACAATCACGTACCAGAGGACATCGAGCTTGCTGCCGCCCGTGCTCGACACATCGAAGAACGCGAACACGCCACCCACCCGCCGCGTCCCCAATACGATTCGCCGGTATTCGATCGGGCCGCGAATCGAGACGTTGATAGGCGGCACGTCGGGACGCCGCACCAGTTTCTTGGTAAGAGCGCCGAGCGCGACGTTGATCAGGATGGTCTGAACGAGCTGCGCCGCGATCAACGCGCCTGATGCGCTCGCGCCAAAGTAGGTTACTAAGAATTGAGCGATGGCTGCCTGCGGCATGTCAGAGGTCCCACGCGGCAGTTGCGACCGACAGATCGCGAAAGCGCAGGCCCTTCGGGCTCGGTGCACAGATGTTCGCGCCCAAGCAAATGCCAGCAGCGAGACCGTCACCGAAGTCGGCGGCAATCACGTCGCCCACGCAGGCTAGCAGCGGCGCCTTGGGCTCGCCGAAGACAGAGGTAAGAAGCCCAGCCATTCCACCGTGCGCCGCAAGGATGGCCTCAGCTGCTTCCCGCGACTCATACGCCGGAAACTCCTTGCGGTAGTCCGTGCCCGTCATGGCAAGCACGGCCTCGCCGACGAACTGACAGCAGTCGGAATCGGAATAGCTAAACGGTCGCGACAGCCATGCGTGAACGACAGCAGCAAGCGTTGTGTGCCAGTCCGGAACGCGGCCCACTAGTCGCCACCGTAGATCGGAATGGGTCGTGCGCCGTGCCTGATTCCAATGATCGCGCGCGTGCCGCCCCAAAAGAAGTCCTTGGACTCCTGCGCCGGCAACTGATCAAAACCCAGGTCGCCAGGGAAGAATTGCTGCTGATGCTCGTTGTTATATCGCCAGCCGTCCGTGCGTTGCAGCCATACGCTGCGATGCTCACAGTTCACGTCGATGACGGGCTCTTCGCCGTCGACACGACGCATGGCGTCCATGCGCCCTTCCCAATTGATCTCTGGAGCCGCGATCAGCGCGTGCGTGTCGGGATTCAGGAAGCCGAAATACTCTGTGACATCGCGGCCGAAGCTCGCATCAATATCAGTCTCAGGCACGATGGCCGGGTCGACACCAGAGAGGCGAAAGGTTTTGGTCTCGCCAATGAGACGTATCGATTCGGACGGGGTTGAAATACTGCCAAGTTCGCCGGTGCCCGTGTACGTGAAGCCGCCGAAGGTGAGATCACCGATGCCCGACCAGTAGCGCGAGATGCCTGACGCAAAGTCGAAAGCGGCAGCGACGAACATGAGCACGTGCTCTTTCGCCGCCTCGGTCTCGTTCGGGCTCTGCGCGAACCAGGTCATGCGAGCGCCTCGACGTGCTCGATTACCTCACCGTCTTCCAGCACGGCGTAACCGCAGCGATCGGCGTCCAGCAAGGCGTGCGCGCTCTTCACGCGATAACGCAGCGCCCAGCGCCATGAGCCATGCCAGCGCGCAAGGATTTCGTCCGAATCAATCTTCTTCGACCAGCGCGTCTTCGGGCCGGCGTAGTAGATGACGGCCTCGAACATCAGTTCGCCGCCTCTTCGAACTCCATGGACGCGCGCACGAGGACGCCGGGCTCGCTGTCCCAATTGACGGGGCCGCCGCCGGCATAGAGGAATCGCCCCATCGGCTTATTCAGCATGATCGGCGCGCCGTCCGCCGGCGCTGCGCGAAGCGCGGGCTCGAACTGGAAGTAACCCTTGCCGGCGGCGTCGAGATTGCAAGGGCGCACCGCGCGCACGAGTTGCGAGTAGTTCGGCAAGATGATCTCGGCCAGGTCTCCTTCCGCGATCGCGTTAGCGAGCGCGCCCTCGGTCGGCGTGCGACCGCCCTGCACGTAGAGTGCAGAGCCTGATTGGCTAGCAGCGGCGACCGCCGCGGAAGTCGTGAAGGTGTAGCGCGTAGGCACGGATGCTAGCTTGAGATTCGCTCCCCAAACGATGATGTTCGAAGCGCCGTCGCCTGCGTAGGTGGTCGTGGTACCGACGCTTTGCTGCATGATGATGCGAACCCCTAAGCTCGTCGCCGCGTTCGTCTTGCGCCCGATGATCCAGACGAAAACGAATGATGAGAACTTCATCGAGTAGCAACGGATGTTTGACCAATTTGCACCGTTGATAGTCAAGTTAGAGTTCGCGCCGGTCGTTAGATCGATGCTGGCAAAAATGTTGGACGCGCCAGTGTTCTCTATGATCGAAACACCGGCCGCGTGTCGTGAGCCGTCTCGCAGGACGACGCCGAAACAATAATCCGCCGCTGCACTCGATACCGTTACGATTTGTTCGCGAAAATGAGTGCTGTTGCTGGAATTCTCCTGCAACTGATCCATCGTGATGGTGCCATCCGGCGCCGTGGTGGTGTTGCCAGTCACGGTGGAAAGCCCGTTCGCCGTCAGTGAGCCCCAGGCCCCGGTGTTTTCGAACTCCTGCGAGCGCAGGAGAAGGTTTCCTCCGTTGTCGACCTGCAGACACCGCGACAGCGAGACGTAGGGACACTCGAAGTAGTCTCCGGTTTTTGCACCGGTCGCGCTCTCATCGAGGACGCTCACGCAGCCGGGGGAGGTCGCCGGGATAAAGCTATCGGTGCGCAGGCCGTAGGACGTCGTGATGGGCCCGATGAATACATCGACCAAGGTCTGCGCGGTTCCCACACCGAGATTGAATCCGGTGGGATACGCGCCAAGTCCTTGCAGAAGCATCGCGCGCACGGCATAGGCGGTGTAAGGGCTCAGTGTCGGCGCTGATCCTGTGTTCTGATCGATCGCCGGGCTCGATCCGACGCCCGAGACCCGCGTCGCGCGGACGGTGCGATTCGCTACGCTGAGCGTCGTCTGCGTTCCCGAGACCCATCCCGTCAATCCGTTGCTGAAGTCGCCGTTCGTGACGAGCTCGTTTGCCGGGAATGTGCCGTTACGGTTGTAGGCCGGGTCCGTCATCCACAGCCGATTTTGACGCCCGCGAATGCGCGCGAGCAAAGCGAGCAGCACCGCCTGTTTCATCTCCGAGTCCGCGTTCGTCGTGATCGTCGGCGTGAAATCGATGGAGGCACTGAACCGATCACCGCCGCGAGACGCCGTCTTAGCGGCGCCCGTGTACATGCCGCGGGAGACGCCCGTCGAATCGATGTAGCCCATCCTGGCTCGCGCGATGTTGAGCCAGGGCGGAAGGAAGAGATCGGTCATACCGGGTATTTCTTGCGCCGAATGCCCGTGATAATGTCGGCCTTCAGGCTCTCATTGTTGCGCCGGAGGATCTCGGGCATCGCGGCCATCGCATCGAGCGTCGAGCCGCGCATGTCATTGTGCTGCGTGATGTAGATATTTCCGCCGCCAACACCGCCCGCCGGCGTGACATCGACGCGCTCGCCGCGCGTGAGGCTCATCGCGACGAGATTGCGATCGCGGCCGCTCGCCCCTCCCACCATGAAACTCGCGCCGCCAGCCGCAGCGCCGGCGTAGGTATAGCCCCCACTCGCTCCAGCGCCGGCGGCAGAGCCGAAGAGGCTCGCGAGGAACCCGCCGCTACCGCCAAAAAGACCGGACAGCGAATCGACGAGCGAGTTGATCGCATTGAGCAGGGGCTTCTTCGTGAGCTCGGCGATGATGAATTGCACGAGCGATCGCACATTGAATTTGCCGGTGCGAAGCATGTCATCCAAGGCGTTGCCGAGCCCCTCCTTCAGTGTCTTCGCGAAGGAATCCATTTGCGCGGCTGCCGCTTGGGTCGCGCGGGCAAAGGTGTCCTGGTTGATCGCGCCATCGGCGAGGAGCTGGTTGAGGTGCGCGAGCGTGTCCTCGTAGGCCTCCGCCGGCGTGCGCAATGAGTCATAGAGCTCGCGCCCTTCGGCGAGCTCCTGATTGTGCTTGCGCTGCGCGTCTTCGATCTGCTGGATGACGTCGCGGTTGTGGATCTGGCTGAGCGTCACCTCTTTCACCGAGACGTTGATCTCGCTCAGGCTCTCGGTGACGTCGGCCGCGTTCTTCTTCGCGGCGTCCGCAAAGCCAGGTGCTAGGAGTCCCTGGCCGCGTGTCGGCTGTCGGCCTTCGTCCGGCGTCGGATTCTGCAGCAGGTCGAGCTTTGCCTTGAGCTGATCGATCTCCGCGAAGATCTTCTCCTTCGCGCCAGGCGCGAGGATGCCGGCGCCGCGAGCGCCGCCGCCCGCGAGCGTGCGTTGCAGCCGAATGATCTGACTATTGACGTCCTCGATCTGCTGCTCGCGCTCGGTCGCGCCGCCGAGGCCCTTGCGGAGAGTATCGAAAAAGTATTCGAGGGCCGGAGTCGCCTTCGCGGCTAGCGTGCGCCAGAAGCCGAGCCAGCTAGCGTCGAGCTTCTTGATCGAGTCGTCGGCCTCACGCAATTTCTCGATGTCCTCGGCCGACAGGACCGCGCCGAGCTGCTCGGCTTCCTGGCGCATGGCGCGAATGCCACGCGACCCCTGCAGGAGAACTGGCAGGAGATCGGTGCCGGATCGCCCGAAGAGATCGACGGACGCCCGAGCGCGATCGGCCGGGTCCTTGAGCGCGGAGACGCTGTCGGCGAGCTTCTCGAATTGCTGGTCGGGAGAGAGTGCGATGAGGTCCTCGATCGTGAGACCGAGGGCGGCGAGGGTCTTGGTGTTCTCCTTGTTGCCGCTCGCGGCCTGGGAGACGAAGACCTGCATTTTCTTGAGGGCGGTGGAGAGGCTTTCGAGATCGATATCCCCCGCCTTCTTCGCGGCGAAGGAGAGTTCCTGGATCGCGGTCGTGCCGATTCCGGTCTTCTCGGCGGTCCGCGCGATCTGATCGCCAAACTTCGCGGCGGCTTCGAGTGAGGCGAGGAGTTCGTGCGCGAGAGCGCCGACGGCGATGCCGCTGAGCGCGGTCGTGAAGGTCTTCTTGATCTTCTTCGCGGCGTTTTCCGACATGACAAACGCGCGGCCGAGGTCGGAGGAGAGCTTCGCGGTATTGGCGGCGAGCTCGATGACGAGGCTGCCGAGGGTGGCTGTGCTCATGCGCCGAAGTAGCTTCGTAGTTGCGCGCTCGCCGCTTCAGGCGACCGCGCAGTTGTTTTATCTGGCATAGCAGTCTCGTCCGCCTGAATGTCGAAAAAGGCGAGGTACTCGGTGAGCTGAGCGCTCGTCATGCGCGCGAGCATCTCATCGACCAGCATGCCCAGCCGTAGCGCGAGCGCGATGTAGATGCGCCGCTGCGGCCGGGCTAGGAGTTTCCCTTGGCGGTGTCCTCCTCATCCTTGCCGATTTTGTTGAGGCGCTTCGCAACTTCGACCAGGCGACCGAGTGCGACGCCATTCTTGTTGCCGAGCGCAGCAACGTCCGACATCGAGAAGAGGCGCGTGCCCTGCTCGTCGCAGATCGCGAAGCTCAGCAGCTTCGCGCGCAGGTTGTCCATGTTCGCCTTCCCGTTCTCGAGGACGGAGGCCTCCCAGGCATCGCGATCGGCGCCGGAGAAGACGCGAATATTGACCATCGCGGCCTCGCCCCATTCGGGCACGGCGACTTGCTCGATCTGAAGATCGGGCGCGGCTAGGATCTGCTCCCGGCTGAGTACGTGCATAGGGGCCCCTTTTGCATTGTTGTCGGTTCGATTGTGGTCAGGCGAAATAGGTGCGCTGCGCCTGCATCAGAAGATCGACGCTCGCGCGCCAGGCTTCGTTTTGGGGCGCCGTGATTTTGAAATTCTTGGCGAAGGCGTTGCAGCAGGCGACCTTCGCGTTCGGATCGGTGAAGGAGAAACCCTTCGCGGCCTGCGCCTCGTTCATGGTCCGGATCGCGGCCTGGCCGGTGTCGGTGTTATCGAGCACGAGCTCGAGTGAGATGCCGCCCGGATCGGGAAGTCCCTGCAGCTTCTCCTTCGCGACCGAGAGGAGGTGCGTGACGTCGATGTCATCGGCGGCGCCATCGAACATGCTCGGAATGCCCGAGCACAGGCCGAGCGCCGTCATCGTGAGCTTGAAGGAATCGCCGCCCGAGGTGTACGGCGTATATCCGGTCCCGTCGACGCCCTTCAGCTCGAACGTATTCGTCACCGGATTCGCGACGACGAAGACCCGGTTATTGAGCTGCACCATGCCGCCGATGTTCGCGAGGCGGACGATGTCGCCGGCCGAGTAGCCGTGCGCCGTCGCGGTAACGACCGGCGGGCTCGCCGCAGTGAGGCCGGTGATCGCTTTCGTCGCGGCGGCGGCCGTCTCGACTTTCACCTGGGTACCTTGGGTCTTTGTCGCGGGCATGGGCGATCGCTCCTATAGCCAAACGTTGAATTGCAGCGTGATGCGGTGCTGCTCGATGTCCGGGTCGTAGTTCGTGAACTGCGCAGCGCAGAGAACGCCGGCGGCCTCGAGCGCGGCGCGCGCAACAGCCGCGAGTGCGAGTGCATCCGTATAGGTCGCCGCGTAGCAGTCCACCTGCACGATGGAACCGTCGAGGCCTGCGAAAGCGACGAGACCGTTCACCGGTGCCGTGCTCACCGTCTGCAGGGCAAGGCAGGGGATCGTGAGATCCTGCGGCTTGATGATGTACTCGACACGATCGGCGACGAGCGCGACCGTCGGCGCATCCGCGACCAGGATGTCGCGGCAGTAATCGAGCGGGTCGCTCACGGTGCGATGCCGAACCGCTTCGACTGGCTCGCGATCACGCGCGCCAGGCGGAGTCGGATTTTCTCGAGCGCGTTGAGCTTCTGAATCTCGAAGGCAGGGCGGAGAAAGGGATGTGCCGGGTAAGCCTTGACCGTCCTACCGAAGAAGCCGGCCTTCGGGGTGCCGAGTGATCCCTTCGCCCTCGAAACGGCAGCGCGACCGAACTCGATCCAGCGCCAGTAGTAGGCGTCATGCAGGTCGCCGAGTCGATTGCGCACCTTCTTGCCGGAGCGGACCGTGATGATCCGCGACTCGCGGACATCGTTGCTCGCGCGCTTGTCGCGCGTGCTGTAGATCTCATTCTTGAGGCGCCCGGTCTTCCCCTGCGGCGCTCGAGTTCGAGCATCGGTGACGATAACCTCGGCGCCGGCGGCGAGCGCCCGCTGCAAGGTTCGCCCCTGCACGCTCTTCGGGAGATTGGTGAGCCGCGTCCGGAGCTCTGCGAGCCCGCTAATCTGGATGTCATCGCTCATGGCGTGAACGCCCGGCAGAATATCTCGAGGCCTTCGCGTCGCCCGATCTCGGAAACCTGCTGGATATCGTAGGTGCGCCCCTCGCAGACGAGGCGGTCGAGCACCGTCACGTCATCGCGATAGCGGATTCGAAAGCGGGTGTTCACATCGCCCTGCAACTGCTGCCCGGCAAAGAACTCGCGAGCGCGAATGTCGAGACGTTGCGCCCATATCGTCGCGAGGTCGGCGAAGGATTCGATCGACTCGCCCTTGCCATTTCGCGTGAGCGTGCGGCGCTGGATGGTCACACGCCGATCGAGCTGCCCCGCCTCGATGACCATCAGATATAGACCTTGTACTTCGCGATCAGCGCGGCCGCCGTACTATCGAGGTCCTCCGTGATCTGTCGATTGTCGAAATAGTGGGAGAGCTGCAGCCGCGCGGCCTGGCGCAAATCCTCGGGAACGGCGCCGGGGCCCGCCCCGTAGCCCGAAACGAAACGCACGGTGATCGCCTTGGCCTGGCAGCGGACCGCCGGCCAGGTCACGCCATAGGCCGGATAGATCCGGCCGATGACGTTCGTCACGTCGACGAGATACTGATTCGAGGCGAGCGTCTGCGTGTTGCCGGATCCGTCGACGTAGCTGATCGAGGTGACCGACTGGCACGGCGGCCGCGGCAGCTCAATGAGCTGCTCATGCCGGTGCGTGTCGATGTCGATCGACCACGGCCATTCACGATCGATCGTGAAATCCCAGGTCTGTGTGACGAAGGCCCGGCCGCAGATCCGTTCGAAATGCTCGCGCGTTGCCCGAATATAGGCCGCCAGGACCGCATCCTGCTCCGACGTATCTATCCGGCAGTGATCGCGCGCCTCCGAGACCTCGAGGATCTCATTGACCGGGCCCGCGACTAGCGCGAGTCCCATAGCGTGCGCAGAAGCGGGGCCGCGGGCGCCCCGCCTTGCGGATTACGCGACGACCTGGATTACGGTGGCGTTGTCGAAGTTCGTGGCTGGCATGTAGCGCAGCCCGTGTCCTTCGACAATGATCGAGACGACGCCGCCGGTCGCACCGCCCGTCACGATCCGCCCCGCAACGAACGTGAAGCCGCCATCCGCATCGAGATCGTTGCTGTCGCAACCGATCACGACCTGCTTCGAGTCGTTCGCGCCGGCGCTCGCAGCGAGCTGCGTTGCGGCCTTGAGATTCTTCGCGCCGGCGCCGCCCGAGGACGTCGCCTGCTGAAGAGAGATGTCGATCGTCTCGCTCGCCATGTCGCCGAGCAGCGCGATCAGCATGAGTTGCTGCGCGTACTGCGCGCTCACCCAGCTGGTGAGGAGCGGGGTGGAGCTTGCCGTACCGGTGACCGCGACGAGGACCGCGACCCGTTCGGCGGGAGATGCGAAAACAGTCATGACAGTATTCCTCCGAAGATTGGGATGAGATCAGCACACACGCTCGCCAAAGGCACGAGCGTGTGGCCGTCGCTGGAGGGCGACTACCGAGCAGCCAGGGTGACGAACGGGCCGTAGGTCGTTGAACCGCTCTTCGCTGCGATCGGCGCGCTCCACCAGGGCTGACCGCCCATGCGGAGAATGAACCGGAAGGCCGTGTGATCCGTGTCGAAGTAGACATGGATCGACACATCGGTCCGAAGGCCGCCGGACTTCAGGATCGCCGCGTACTGCTTGAGTGACGCGAAGATGATGTCGCCCACCGTTCCGACCGCCTTGCAGGCCTGCGTCGGGATGATCGGCCGGCCGAGGAGCGTCGCGTAGGGCGATTGGCTCAATCCGCCCGGCGGCATCCAGACGAGAGTGCCACCCGTCGCGGCGCCCGCGGCTGCGGGACCGACCTGAAGGCCAGCCCGCATGAGGAACGGCTCGACGTCCGGATGGCAGAGCCACACCGCGTCACGGCGCCAGCGGGCCGGCATGCGCGCCCACATGTTCGTGATGTTGATGCCGTGGATCGTGGCCGCGACCTGCGAGGCTTCCGCCGCCTGCGAGACCGTCGCCGGCGAGTTCAGGATGCCAAGCGGCATGCCGGCTCCCGTGCCGTTCACGATCGCGTCCGTGCACTTGAAGTCGATCACGTCGCCCGCCTTGCGCGGGATATACGTGTTCATCTGCGGCGCGTCTTCGAGGAGCTCGTCGGTCACCGGCACGAGGCAGGTGAGCTTGTTGACCTTGCAGGTCGTCGATTCGAGGGCGAGCTTCCGCTGCGTGAGCGTCGCCGCTTCGCCGTCCCAGAAGGCATTGATGCCAACCGAGCCCCAGGGCGTCGCCTCATCCTTCGGCCAGGTGACGGAGTTCGATCCGGTCTCGCTCTGGTCGCAGTACTGCAGGAGCGAATCATCGCCCAGGACCTTCTGCAGGATGGTGCTGCGAAACTCGGGCGGCACCGCGAACCCGCCGTCCGCGCCGACGCCTTCGGATCCGTAGGTCGTCGGAGCGTTGACGATGCGCGGGTCGGCCGCCCCGCCTTCGCCGATCGTCTTCACGGCCGAGAAATAGTCGCCCATGCTCTGCCAGCCCCACCGCCCGCGCTCGCCGGCGCTCGATCGAACGCTCTCGATGCGGCGCCCCTTGGCCCCGCCCTTGTCATCATCGACCGCGGCCACCACCGTTGCGGCGCTCTTGCGGCCGGCGCTTGCAGCGAGGCGGGCGTCCTGGCCGGCGAGCTTCTCGCGGCGTTTGATGTCGAGCTCGATCTTGTCGAACTCGGCGAAGATGCCTTCGAGCTCCGTCTGCTCCTCTTCCTTCAGGTCGCGCTTCTCGGCGTCCGCCGTGGCCTGGATTGCCTTCGCGGATTCCTGAAGCTCCGCGAGCCGGGCTCGCAGTTCTTCGATGGTCATGGCGTCACCTCGTAGTGAAAATAAAAAAGCCGCCTTTAGGCGGCTGCACACACACTGGGATAGCGCGAAGGCTACTTGCCCAGAACTCTCTTCAGGCGTCCGTCGTTCGCCGCGAGGCGGGCGCGGAATGGATTCGCTCTCGGCGCGTCGGCCGCGATCTGCATCTTCGGCACATTCTTGAATTGTGAGAGATCGAAGCAGGCGGCCATCTGCAGCTCGTCGGTGATCTCATCGACGAAGCCGAACTTCTTCGCCTCTGAGGCATTCATCCATGTCTCGGCGTCGGCGAGATCGCTGATTTTCGGCGCCCCGAGTTCCGTGCGTTTGTCATAGGTCGCGATCATGTTCTCGCGTATCTGATCCAGCAGGTCGGCCTTCGATCGCAGATCCTCAGCCGAGCCGTACTGCCCGCTCATGGGGTTGTGGATCATCATCATCGCGTTGTCAGCCATGCGGATCGTGTCGCCCGCCATCGCGATGATCGAGGCGATCGAGGCGGCGAGTCCGTCGATGTCGACAATGACATCTGCCGGGTGCTGCTTCAGCACGTTGTAGATCGCGAAACCCTCGAACACATCCCCGCCTGGCGAATTGATGTGCACGTTCAGGACGTCGATCTTGCCGAGCGCTTTCACATCGTCGACGACGGTCCTCGCGGTGATGCCGCCGAGCCATCCGCCGATGACGTCGTACAGGTAAATCTCTGCGCCCTTGGCCGCGGCACGGATTCGGTAATTCATTTGCTCCTCGCGGTGTTGAGCACGCGCCCCTCGCGAAGGGCGGCAATCAGTCGGTTCTCGATATCGGTGTAGCCTGGCTCATCCGGACTCGCTGGATTGACCGGCGCCGGCTTTGCAGACGTCTGCACCGGGCCCGCCTTCATGGCCTCGCGCGTCATCTGGTTCGCTGGCACAAGGTAGAGATTCCCGTTCGGGATCGGGTTCATTTCCTCGAGCTCGCGGATGTCGTTCGCCGAGAGCCAGCCCCACATCGAGCCGACGGCATAGGCGTCATATCTGGCCTTGAGGTCACCGCGCAGGAGCGCCGCAAGGTTGAACTTCGTGTAAAAGAGCCCGCGCTGCTGCCGGCCGAAGAGCTTGAGGTTTGCCTCCTCTTCGAACTGCGTGACGTAAAACTGCAGCGTATCGGTGACGTACTCGAGCGCCTGGTGCTCGATGTTGTTCCAGGTCGCACGATCGAGCGCCGCGATCTTGTGCGGCGGCACCCCGTACCAGCGGCAGATCTCGAGCGTCTCGAACTTGCGCGACTCGAGGAACTGCGCCTCCTCGGGCGGGATCCCGATGCGCTCGTAGCCCATGCCCTCCTCGAGCACGATCGTCTTGAGGGCATTCTTGCCGCCGGTCCGCTTCTGCAGCGACTCCTCGAGATGCTTGCGCGCATCGGGGCCGAGCGTCTTTGGATGCTTCAGCGCGCCGCCGAGGTTCGCACCATTGCCGAAGAACGAGGCGCCGAACTGTTGCATCGCGACCCCGAGGCCGATCGACTGCGACGCCATCGCGATCACGCTATAGCCGATCAAACCATCGAAGCCGAGACCGCGGATGTGCAACATGTCTGCCGCTGGGATCAGAGAATCCCCGGCGCGATCATTCTTGACACGATAGACGATCGAGCCACCGTCCGCGCGCTCGACCCTCACGCGATCCGGCGTGATCGGCCAGAGCCAATAGGGGCGCCCCATCTGGTCGCGTTCGATCTCGCAGAACGCATTGCCCCACGTGAGCACATGCGCCGTGAGGATGTTCTTGAAGACCGCCGGCGTCATCTCCGGATTCGGCTGATTGTGCAGCAGCCAGTAGACCGGATGCTCGCTCGATTCCTTCCGGCCCGTCTTCGTCTTCTGATAGACGCACCAGGGAAGCGTCGCCATCGATTTCGAGATGACGCTGACGCACGCCCACACCGTCGAATAGGTGAGCGCACTCTCCTCGTCGACGTTCTGCCCGGCCTGCGTCATCTGCGTGAGCCAGCGCTTCGTCTGGATCGGACGGAAGCGCTGCGCGAGATTGATCAGCCGGTCGAGCCAGTTCATATCATCAAGAAGCCTCGTGATTCGTAGACGCTCGGGCCACTCTGCTGCGCCTTCGACGCGCAACGCACTGCCATCGCGAGCGCGACGACGCCGTCGATGCGCCCGGTAGATTTGCCGGGGCGCTTGTCAAACTTCCGCGCGCCGGTCGGATCCATGGTCGTTGCCGCATTCGCGGCGCACATCGTCATCACGGGATTCTTCTGCACGCGCAGCGTCCGGTTGAAGATGCCCGTCTCGAGCATCTCGACCGCCGGGCTCATGTCCTGGTAGCCCTGCCCGTGTGGCACCAGGATGAACTCCGGATTCCCCTTTGGTTCCTCGCCGTCCTTGACGATCTCGACCGCAAGGCCGAGTTCCTCGAACTCCCGCAGGAGGTCATCGATGCGCCAGCGATCGAAGGCGATCGCCTTGAGATTGACCTTCGCGCGAATCTCCACGATCCGCTGCGCGACCCAGGCGTAATCGATCGACCGTCCAGGCGTCGTCGCGAGGTGGCCTTCCTTTTTCCACTGCGTGTAGGGCACGCGGTCGCGATCCTCGCGTTCTCGAATCCCTTCCTCGGGAGCCCAGAACATCGGGATCGCATCGACGCCGATGTCCGTCTGGAACGTCAGCACGAGCGCCGTGAGATCGTTCTTCCCCGAGAGATCAAGGCCTCCCCATGCATCCTGGTCGGCGTACTCCTCGAGCTTGAGAAAGCATTCGCAGGCCAGCCAATCCGAGGAGCTGATCCAGGCTGCCTCGGCATCGACACGCTGATTGAGATAGAGATTCCGGAACGTTGATTCGGCGCCTGGCATGCGCTTCGCGCGTGCAGCGAAGGTGCGCATTTCCTCGAGGCTTCGGAAGTCTCCGAGAGCCGGATTCGCGAGCGGCCAGTTCTGCTCGTCCCACGCATCCGCCTGCATGGGAACTTCGAAGACGAAGGCCTTGAACGTCGGATCTTGAATCGTTCCTGCAGAGACTTTATTACCGTAGTCCGTGAGCTCCGACATCAAATGGAGCGGATCCGCGCTCTGCGTCGAGATGATCCATGTCAGCGGCTCGGCGCGCGCGCCCATCGACGTCGTGAGCACATCGTACAATTTTCGATTCGGCGCCTGGGCGAGTTCGTCGTAAAGAATCACGCTCGCATTGAAGCCGTGCTTCGTCTTCGACTCGCTCGAGATCGCCTGGTAGAACGAGCCGCTGCGATAATGAATGATCCGCTTCTGCCCATCCATCACATTGAGCCGCGAGATGAACTCTGGCTCCATCGCCACCATAGCCGACGCGGCGTTGAAAATTTGCGTCGCCTGTTCCTTATCAGCCGCGCAGGAATAAATCTGCCCGTTGAGCTCGGCGACAGGTCCGCACAGGTGCGCGAGGCAAAGCGCCGCGATCAGTTCGGTCTTGCCGTTCTTTCGACCCATGCTTAAGAGCGCCGTGCGGCAAATGCGCCGGCCGTTCTTGTCACAAGGGTCATAGACCTCGCGGATGATTTTCTTTTGCCAGTCGCGGAGTCTGAAGAGCTTGCCGGCAAATGGGCCCGCTGTGTTTCGGCAATGCTCTTCGATAAACGCAATTACTTCGTCGGCCCGCCCTCGAAGAATAGGCCCTTCTGTTTTTCCGCTGCCTTTGCGGCCTTCCCTGCCGGCACGCTTGAAACGCGGCGGGCCGGGCCTATGCCCAGCCGGTCGCCGAGCTGCACCATCTGAGCGTGAGCTTCTCGCAGCACCTGCAGCCACGGGTTTCTTTTTGGACCGAAGTCGGTCTTTAGAATCTCGCCTTCCGCCGCGATTTGATCCTTTGCCTTTTGCCACCGTGCGACCGCCGTGCAGTAAGCGCCGAGATGTTGCTCGTCGGCGGACTTGAAGTAGCCAGGCGGGAACGTCGCGAGCACGCGGCGCCAGACTTTCCGCTCGAGCGCGCTCAATCCGCCAGGAATTTCCGCGAATTCGTCATTCGTCGGAAGAGAAATGACTTGTGAAGCCGTCCCTTCCAGCTGCCTCAGCAGGTAAGGTTTTGGACTGGGACCCCTAAGACCCATAACCTTACAAACTTACAAGGCGTCGGCACGTTCGGTTGCCGCGCAAAAGGTACAAAGTCGGCGACCCCGCCCTACCCGTCGGCTCTGCGCCAGCGGTGGCGGGCATCGAGAGGAATGCCCGAGGTGTCGCAGCCGGAAATGAGCGAGCCTGTCTTGTCGCTGCCCGTCTTGATCGAGTGGCATGAGTGACAGAGCGATTGCAGATTGCCCGAATCTCGGCGATCGCCACCGTCTTCGATGCGCTTGATGTGATCGGCATCGGTTGCCGCTTCGGTGAGCCCGCGAGCGAGGCACATGGCACAGAGCGGCTCGCGTGCCAGTTGTGCAGGTCGAATGAAATCTCGCCACTCGCGCGTGTCATAGAATCGTCCGCTCACTCACCGCGAACCGATGATCCGAACCGGTGCAGGCCTCACCTCTTCAGGCGTGAAGGCGATCCCTTTGAGATCCACTATCGCTGGCATACCACGCACGGGCTGCTGTGTAATGGGATCCAGCCAGGCAATGCGCACCTGGCTCCCATCACGCAGCTTGATGATCAGGGACTGCCCATCCTGCAGCACCAAGTCGACTGTCTTGCCTCTCAGCAGGCGAGTGATGTGCATGGGCTAGAGACCTTCCTGCCGCTGAATCCAGAACTCGTGATTGTTTCGCACCTTATCCGTGCCCGAGTAGGTGGCCTCGACTGAGACACGAATCAACTCGAGTTCCCTCTCTCTTGGCGCCGCGATCGTGAGTTCGCCGGGGGTCACGGTGATCGAGGCAACGCCCGCACTCGGTGTCGTCGCAGTCCAGTTCGTGATCTGCACGCCCGTCGTCAGATTGTCGATCCGGTACCGTGCGCTTGCCGGCTGCGCCGCGACACCGCTCGCGTCCTTGAACGTCGATTGAATATAGACGGTGTTCTGTTCGGGCTTGATCGGGGTCATGGCTTCTAGCTCAGCACCGAATCGGCATCGCGTTCGGACATGCTGTTCTCCGCTGTGCGATGCGTCTGCACCAGGTCATCGAATCGGACCGTCATCGTGAGATCAATCGATCGAATGATGGCCGTCGCCGGCGGAGCGAGCGGCGGCAGTGTCAACGTGATCGGCGTTGCCGAACCCTGCAGCTCCGCACGCTTGATGCGCCTCGGCGTCGGCCAATCGAAGGGCACCAGGGGCGCGGGGCCGATGACCCGGAGCGTCGATGTCAGCAGATTGACTGCAGCATCGGTCGGCGCCAGACGCCGGCGTGAGATCTGCGAGAGATCAACTGGCGCAAACGGCGCCACCGCTGGCGGTGGCAGCGAGAGCGTCGTCAGCGTGAGATTCGGCGCGAGATATCCGTCGGGCGTCTTGCGCTTCGCGGCCTGCCATACATCCACTGGCGCGAAAGGCGCAACGGTTGGCGGCGGGAGCGCGAATACCGTCAGGACAAGATTCGGGGCCGAGTCCTTATCCTGGCTCTTGCGGACAGCAGCCTGGCTGCCATCCCACGGCAAGAACGGCGCGAGCGCTGGCGGCGCAAGCGAGAGCGTCGTCAGCGTGAGATTCGGCGCGCCGTCGAGTGCCGGCGGGCGCTTCACTTTCGCCGCGAGCCATTCGCCCGACGCTAACGGTAGTACATCCTGCGGCACGATGACCGCGAGGGTCGAGGTGAGCAGGTTTGTCGAATCGAACTGCGTCGGCGCCCGGCGCTTGCCACCTTGGGCAAGATCGATCGGCGCGAAAGGCGCGATGACAGGCGCGGCTGAGAGCGTCGATGTCAGTAAATTCAGTGCATTGTCGTCGGCCCGCGCACTGCGACGACGCGCTTGGCCGAGATCCTCCGGCGTGAGCAAGACGCTCGGCGCCGCAAGAGTCGAGTGCAGCAGATTCGGCGCCTCATCGCTTCTCGCGATGCGTCGGATCGAATCCTGATCAAGATCGATCGGCCTAAACGGCGCTACGACCGGCGCAGCCGAGAGCGTCGTCAGGAGCAGGTTCTGCTCTGCCTGCGCCGGCGGCAGCCGCTTCAGGGTCGGCTGCGAGATAACGGGGCCGCGGCAAAGCGCCGTGACGACCGCGAGCGTCGTCAGTAACAGGTTCGGCGATAGATCCCCGAGAAAAACCGGGCGCCGGCGGGGCTGATCTCCCCCGCCCGAAGCGGCTTGTGAAAGTGCGACACTCGAACCGGTAGCCGGGGGGCCGGTGAATGGCCCTCGACTAAAAGGCCCCGGTCTCCAAAGCAGAGCCATGTGGGCTGGCTCAGTTCATCGCTATGACATTGACGTCATGGACCTGCATCGTCTCCGCGGTGGATCCGGAGCGAAGCGCCTGCACGCTCAGCACGTTGCCGGCGACGGTGAGGTCGCAGGCGCCCGATACCGCCGCAGTATTCGCGGGCATCAAAAAATCTCCGGCCGCGATGACGGCGGTGCCGAAAAATGCTTTCCCCCAGCCAAACAGTGTCCCCGCCGATCCTGTCGATCGACAATGCACGATGAACTTGGCGCGCCACGATATTGCGGTTTGGCTTGCAATAAGCGTCTGAGCGGCCGAGGCGACAATCGACACACCGTTCGCATCTGCTCCGGTGCCGTAGAAGAGCGCGAGAGTGAGGTTGCCCGGAGTCGCGGCCGTGGTGATGCGGCCGAAGAGTTCGATCCGTACCTTCTTCCCAGCCCACCAGTAGTCCTTGCCCATCGCCGGAACATTGGCGATCGGATAGAGGGCCTTGTTCGTCGCGGCGAGCGTGACAGAGGCCACGTCGCTCGTGATGAACGGCGCGCGCAGGTCGTTATAGAACTGACCGTCCATGAACGGCGCGCCCTATTGCGGCTCGAGGATGATCTCGGACGCCATCAGGCCAGGCGTGCCGCCCGTGAATGCATTGAGCGAAAGCTCTCCGAGGGGCTGCGTGTTGCCGAGCGAGGAGATCTGCTGCCCGATGCCCTGATACTGGTATCGGAAGATGCCACCGTAGGCGTTGAACGAGCACGAGAGCAGCATGCCGACGGTCGCCGAGCGCTGCGGCTTCGTGGTCGATGCGATGTAAGGCAACGGGGGCGCGGCGAGCGCAACCGCCGACGGATCGACCGCCGCAAGGCGGGCGGCCGTCAAAGTGACGCCGACGACCGAATTACGGCCCACAACCATGATGCATGGCGAGGACGTCGATGGCGCCTGGCCCTGCAGCACGACCTCGCAGAGGCCGACGCGCTGCGTAGTGCTGCCACCCTGAATCGTGTGGTGACCGTTGTCGGTGAAGGCGGCTGCGTCGGCGACGGCAACCGGCGTCCAGGTCGGGACCACACTTGACCACTGGCTCATGGGGAGTTCCTCGTTAAGGGATTAGTAGATGCGTGCCGAGCTGCTCAGCACGAAAAGCCGCTTCTTGCGCGTCGTCGAGAATCTTTGCCATGGGAAGGCACGCCGCGCCCAGGGAGCGCGCGAGGCCGCATTGATCACAGAGATAGGCATCGCAGGTCCGGCAGAAGGCTCGCTCGCGCGAGCGATCGGGATTGAGGAGCACACCGCGCGAGCAGTGCGAACAATGCACAAGCGCTGTCTCGTAGTTGACGCTGCCGACGGCGTGCTTACCGAAGCCCGCGCGCTCGGCCGTGGCACGATCGAATCCTGGGCTCTGCCGATGGTCGACTTGCAGATAGCTCTCGAGCCGTCGTCGCGATCCCATGCATCACCTCAGAAGCACGACTGCGCCATCATTGGATTGGTCACGACCGCCCCAGAGCTGCGATAGAAATAGACGTGCGTCGTTGTCGAGTTGACGAGTATGAAAAGGCCTTCGTAGCCAGGTATATCGCCGAGGTACGCCCAGCGTCCGTAGGTGCCATTCGCCGTCGGATTGCCTGGCGTGTCGCCGGTGCCGGCGATCCGCGTGACAATCTTCGTGCCGAGATTCAGCTGGTAAACGTCGCGGTTATCGGCGCCGCCCGTCGCCGTACCACCCCAAATGACCATGCATGAGATGACCGGATCCCATGCGATGCCGGGCACTTCCACATCGAAGATATTTAGCGATCCCGTCGCCGGGAGGCCCGTCGTCTCCGATCCGATATAAGCATTCGTATCGAGACGTCGGCCGAAGGCCTGCCCGGATGCCGCGGTGCCTGTAAATATCAGCTGGCTCGGTGCGATCGGCGCGATGGCGCACGAGTCATCACCAATGACCGGGCCTTCAAAATTTGTGAGCGCCGTGTATTGGGAGCCAGGCGACGCCGCCGGGTTGAACTTCGCGAGTCCGCGCCGATGCTGCGTGTAGAAAAATGCGGAAGCGGAATCGTAAGCCACATTGCAGCGCGGGTCCGCCGCGGTCGGCGAGATAGCCGGCGCATCGTCGAGCCGCGTCCAGGCCGACGGAGCCGCCGTGTTCGGACTTTCGGTCGAACAGTCGAACTCATAAGTGCGAATCGCACGGTTCCCGGTCGGCCCCGCGAGGAAGCCGCCTGGCATGACCAGCATGCGATCACGAGAGGCCTGATAGATCAGACCGTGATAGGTGTGTCTCGAAGCCGGCGAGCCGTCGGCGTTCGCTTCCGAATCATCGTTCAGTGGCGTCGAGTAATACGCCTTGCGGCGCCATGTCAGATAGTTGCCGCTGCCCGAGTCGAAGTTGAAGGCGTACACCTCATTGCCGGTGTAGTCGGTATGCCCGCCGCCGAAGATGAGTAGATCCTTACGCGAGGTGTCGATGCATCCACCGCTCCATTTGTCCATCACGCCTTGTTGCCCGCCGCCAGGATTCGGCGTCGCATAGACGTCCGCGAGCTGGCTATTGCCGACGCGCGGAACCTGCCACCACTCGCCATTGGCAAGATCGAACGGCTTCGCCATTGAACTACCTCAGCGAACCACGGCCGCGGGCAGTGACATTGCAGGTCGATCGGAGCGTTCCCGAGTTTCCACGGCAGGCGCGATGAGGCTCCCCCGTGCAACATCGAGCGAGCAGACGAATCCACCCGCGGCTGTGGTGCGTTTCACGGCGGCCAGCCGCCGACCGGCGCATCTTGGCGAAGGCACTCGGCGAAGGCGTTGAAGGGCAGACGATAGCCCTGCGCATCGGGCGCGGGATAGACGCGCTGGTAGCGCTTGCCAGAGTCCGTCACCTTGCGCCCGAGGAGGCACGGCTCGCTCGCGGAGACCGTGATCGGCGCGCCGTCGCGCAGAAGCGGCACCCCGAGCGTGCCATCGGCGTTGCTGACGTAGACCGCCCCGCCGACCGCGACGAAGCGCGGCAGGAATCTCTGGCCGAGATCATCGGCAATCGCGGCATCGGCTGCCGTCAGCTTCGCCTTGCAGCGCTGCCACTGGCGATCCGCATTCGCATGCGTGAGCACGAAACTATCGACGCACATCGCATAGGCGCCCGGGTTGTAGGACGTGCGATAGCGCGCGACATAGTCGGGGCCGTCGACGAGCCACACCTTGACGTGTCCGTCGGGTGGGGGCTGCTCGACGAACGGGCAATTCGGCTCCGTCGGGTAGCACGCGGGGAGCGGCGCCTCGGTGATGACGGGGAGCGCGGGCGGCTCGCCCTCAATGGTGACGAAGTAGGTCGCGGGGCGCCCATCGGCCGTCCTCACGCACGCGATGCGGTACTCAGCTGTCTGAATCGCTGGGCCGGGCGCGGGGAGCGTCGTGCTACCAGGGTTCCCGGTCGGCGCGCCGGGGAAGTCCGTGACGCAAGTTGCCGCTACGTCGCTCGCCTGCCAGTTGATCGTGATCGGCGTCCCGACGGGCTTCGTCATCTGCGAGCCGGTGGGCGTTACGGTAATCGTGAGCGGCGGGAGCGGCGCCGTACACGCTCCCGCTGGCGCACTCGTCGGTAGCCAGGCCCCGGCGACCCAATTCGGCGCCACACAGGTGTACGTGCGCGTCTGCGTCCAACTGCCGAGAAGCGGCGCACACGAAATGCCCTGCGTATCGTCGGCGGGCTTGGGCGTCGCGCACGTCGGCGGCGGAGCGGCGTTGTTTGCCACGGTGAAGGAGGCTTTCGCCCGTACCGTCACGCCATCGCCGTTCCTCGCCTCGATGACGTGCGGGCCGTCGGCGACGGTCTTGCTGTCCCACAGGAAATTGTCGCCGCCGAAGTCATACGGGCACCCGCCTTCCGGGTTGCCGTAGAGCTTCGCATCGAGAAAGAACTTCACGCCAGGCGAGGCGCACGGATTCATGCGTACGTTGATCTTGCCCTTCACCGCCGCGACGTCGAGCTCGGCGTGAACGCCTGCGACCGTCGCTGCATATTGGAGCGTCGCGGCTTCGGCTGCATGCTCCATCGACGCGACGAACATCAGCGCCGCGATCCAGAAAGCGCGCATGGAGCCTCGCGATGAAAAAATGGCCCGCTTCGCAGGCGGGCCAGTCGTTTCGAGCTCGCCGAGGGGAACGGCGGGCCATGGGAGATAGGTCGCCCGGTAGTCGCGGCCTAAGCAATAGATGCTGATGGAGTGTGTGCCGGGCCGGGCGTCGGACAAGAAAAAGCCCGCGCGTGGCGGGCTTTCCGGTTGCGTCGGGGGATACCTCCCCAACTCTGGGAGCGGAAACTACCCCCAAGTGGGCCGCCCCGTCAAGGTCCTTGATTCAGTTGGCGGATTTTTCGAGCGCGTTGAGCTTTCGCGCAAGGTGCGAGATGGCCTCGCTCGACCAGCCGCAGGCGATGCGGTGCGCGCCCTCATAGCGTGTCGACCAGCCCTCGCGCCATCGTGTCCAGGAGACCTGCGCGAGCGCGGCTCGACGGCGTGAGCTCAAGGTCCGAGCGCCGGCTGACTGGCATTGCGGACAGGCGAACGTCATCACTCCATTCGAGGTGTATCCGCGGCCCTTGCAAGGCACACACGGAACGGAACGCGGGGAGAGTACCTCATAGACAGCAAGCGCCGCGAAGTGCCGGCACCGCCAGAAGAGATCCGTGCCCTTCGCCGGCCACGCATCGGCGACTGCGAAGTCGTGGATCTCGTCGGAGAGACGCTCCTCGAGCTCGGCCAGGCTGAAGAGGTCCAGCGTCTCGCGCACCATACCCATGAGGAACGGCCCGCGCGGCAGGTCTTTCAAAAGCGCGGCGAGCGGATATGCCGAAGCGATCATCGTGCCGTCCGGCAATTCGATCCGCTGGATGAAGCTCATGCCGAGGCGCTGCCAGCCCTTTTCGGGATTCATCCAGGCACCTCGCCCTTGGTCTTGGTCTTGGCCAGCTCAAGAGCAAGCAGCGAGTCGAAGGTCCGGCTGAGATCGGGCGCCGGCGACCTGAGCGTGATCATGCCGTCTTCTCGACCGTAGATCTGCGCCCACCGCGGCGTCGGATCCTCCGCCAGCGCCTTCAGAAGGCAAAGCGAAATCTTGAAGCCATTGACCTCGATATCTTCGCCACTCGTGCTGACCAGGATCTTCATGCCTTGAGGTCTCCCCGCTCGAGTTTCTCAAGCGCATCGTGATAGCGAGCGAGCGCCGGCGTTCGCGCCTGGCGCGGGTCGAGCGTCTTCAGCTCCACCATTGCGAGGTATAGAGCGCGTACGCGCCGCCAGCGCCCGCGGAATTCCTCGACCTTCTTCGCGAGCTGCGCGGTCTCGCCGTCGACGAGCTTGTCGATGAGCTTCGCCTTCTGCGTCGGCGACTTGCCCTTGAGCGCAGATTCCTCGCGGATCACCGTCGTCATTGAGGGCGCTTGAGCCCGTTCAATGACTTCGCGACCTCGAGGCGGGGAGCCCTCTCCTCGCTCAGCTCCGCCGCGGTCTTCTCCCATTCTGCGGTGATGCGCTCATCGAACTCCGCCTCGAGCATGGTGCCGCGCTCGATGAGGATCGAGGCGAGAACGCCACAGCGGATCGCATCGAACTGCGCCTGCACCGCGAACTGGATGATATCCGTGACCTCGATGATCCCCTTCGCCGCCATGGCAAGGGCGAAGGATTCCATCGCGGCGAGTCTGCGTTCCGAGCGCGCGATCGTCGCCGCCTCCGCCGCCTTCTCCGCCTGTGCTGCATCGATCATGTCGTTGCCTCCGGTTGTGTTTCTTTTGCTCGCGTCCAATCCGGCGCCCATCCCCAGTGCTTCACCGGAATGACGCCGCTCGGGAGCCTCGGCGCCTGCTCCGCGCGCAGCTCCCGCTCGCGACGCTGAATGCTTGAAGGATTCGGCTTCTTCGGTCGCGCCTGGCGGATAAGACGATCATCGCGATCGCCGCGCATCCAGCGGCCGTAGATGGTGTCCCGATTGAGGCTGTATCTCCGGCAGAGATAGGGGAGCGTGCACGCCATGCCGTAGAGCGTGTAGTCGGCGCGGCGCGTCATGCGGACCTCGGTGCGCGTTCGCGCGCATAGAGTGCGATGAGGAGTGCCTCGGCGCGGCCGTGATGTTTCGCGAGGCCGAGCTCGGCGAGCGGGAACGTGAGCCGCGCCTTGTCGAGCGAGGCGCGCTTGCGCTGTGTATCGGTGAGTTTCGTGCCGGTTGTGATAAGTCCTAGCGCCCGCTTCCAGGTCGCTGGAGCGATGAGTTCGATCGGCAGCGACATCGTCTGCAGGGTCGCGAGAATCGATCCGAGCGTACAACCCTGGCTGAAGCCGCCGGCGCTACCCGTCTTCGGCATCGCGTGGACGAGTTCGACGTAAGCGCGTGTCGGCGAACCCGGCGGTCGTGTGATCAGGATGTCGCGCAGGGCGCGTCCATCAATCCATGCGAGCTTTCGAATGCGAATCACCGGCAGATCGACGAGAAGCTCGATCGAGCCGCTTGGACCCAGCACGGCGAGCGCGCCTGTGAGCCCTGGATCGATGCCGATGATGCGCATCAGACGTCGACCTCGGCGAATATCTTCTTCAGTTGGCGGAGCGTCTCAGGATGCAGCTTGCCGAGCCGCGGCAGGATGTCGTTGAGCTCCGTCAGGAAGACTGGAATCGGGACTTCGGTGGCTGGGTTCTTCGATCCCGTCGGCTGCCAGTCCGAATGCGTGCCGTCGGCGCGTCGCACCCGAAGGTACAGCCGCTTCGTCTTCGCTGCCTTGCGCGGCTTCTTTGGCTTCGCCACTTTACCGCCCCCCCCGTTTTTCGCCGCCGGCGCAGACGTCTGCGCTGGCGTTTTCTTCTTCGCCGCATAGGTGCAGGGCTTGCACGTCGGCGTGTGCCCGCCCTTGCAGCCCGCGTTCTTCGGGAAGTCCTCGAGCGGTTTTGTCACGCCGCACTTCTTGCAGTCCTTCGATTCCATGTCGTTCCCCTCGGTTGCTTTGGTGTCGTTCTTCGCCGGCGTCTTGTCCGGCTCTGGCTGCTCGATCAGGTAGTAGCGGAGATTGCGGACGGCAACCAGGCGCTCGGTGATGAGATCGCCGAGTTCGAGGTCGACGCGATCGGGCGAGCTCGTGCCGAGTTTCGAAAGGATGACGCTGCGAACGATCGGCCCGCC